TCTGACTCAGACGGCCGTTGGTCCGCAGAACGCTTCCGTGGTCTGTTGTTCCAGATCGAACGCGAAGCAAATGTTATTGCGAAAGAAACTCGTAGAGGAAAGGGCAACATCGTCATCTGTTCTGCTGATGTTGCTTCCGCACTCGCTATGTCTGGTTTCTTGAACATCTCACCTGCACTTCAGACAAACTTGCAAGTTGACGATACTGCGAACACATTCGCTGGTGTCCTACACGGTAAGATGAGAGTCTACATTGATCCATATGCTGGCCCAGGTATTGGTGCTGCTGCGAAGGATTATGTCTGTGTTGGTTACAAGGGTACTTCGCCGTTCGACGCTGGTATGTTCTACTGCCCATATGTTCCGCTACAGATGGCGCGAGCAATCGGTGAGAACACCTTCCAGCCGCGAATCGGATTCAAGACTCGATACGGCATGGTAAACAACCCATTCGTTGCGACCGCTGATCCATCTAATGCTGCTGCTCGTCGTAGCAACCAGTACTACAGAATCTTCCGTGTCGATAACCTACACGGCCTTGGATCGTAATCCTTAGTCTAACTCGTTGAGATTCGGAATTGAACAGGGAAGGGAAACCTTCCCTGTTTTTTTTATACATACTACATGGAGGACTATAATGACCACAGAAAGATATGATATTCCCGATCTGCGTTACATTAAAGACACATTAACAGATCGTCATCCTCAAAACATCAACTATCTTCAGCCGGACGGGTTTCGTTTTCACTTGCATCGAATTCCAAAACTAGTCCAATTTGTACAATCTGCAAGTATGCCAGATATCAGTATCGGAACAATCAATCAACCATCTAGACTTGTTCCTATTAAACACCCTGGTACTTCTGTTGAGTTTGGTAACATTGATGTTCAGTTTCTTGTTGACGAAGATATGGAAGCATATAGAGAACTTGACAACTGGATGCGCAGAATGGTTGCGATTGATGATTGGAATAGTATTGATCCAGGTGATAACAACCTATCAGAGGCATCTTTATTCATCCTGAACAACCAGAAACGAATCAACACAATCGTCCGTTTCAAGAATATCTTTCCCCTTTCTATCAGTGGTTGGGAGTTTTCTTCGATTCAAACGGATACAGAAAGCATCGTAGCAAGGGTTTCTTTTGCTTATACTTCATTTGAGATAGAAAAGGTTTGACATTTGTATTTTGTCTGCTAAAATGCTGCTATGGAACTAAGTGAAATCAAAAAACTAGTCGAAAAAGATATGCCTATCAAGGACAGTGAACTTGATCTTGAGGCATTGCGTGTGCCCCAACTTCATAGCAAGTACCTGAACCTATTTCATGATGAACGAATAATCCTCATGAAATATGATGTTCAATATAAAGAACTGGTATGCAAGAAAAGAGAATACTACTCTGGCAAAATGTCCAAAGAGCAACTAGAATCAGAAGGTTGGGAACAGTTTGATCTCAAGATTCTCAAATCAGATATGGATATTTACCTAGATGCTGATTCTGATTTAGCAAAGATGCGAGCAAAGATGGACTACCAAAAAGAGAAGATCGAATACCTTGGCGCCATTATCAAATCAATCAACAATAGAAATTGGGCAATTCGAAATTGTATCGAGTACAGAAAGTTTGCCAATGGAGTCAATTAATAACCTTCCCATTGAAAAGAATGCAATGCATCACTTGTGTCTGATGCGTGCGTATGTCTATGCATATAGAGATTCACATGATCAAAGAACACAGAACGGTGCTGTTCTTTTACATCCTGATGCTGGAATCGTTTTAGGATCGGCAAATCAATATCCATATCCTGACCACTTCTCTATTACGGATGAAATGAGAGAGGTGCCTGAAAAGTACAGGCATATTGTTTGTGCAGAGAGAAGTGTGCTATACGAAGCGGCGTCTAGAGGAATCATCACAAACGGACTTCATTTGTATTGTCCATTTGTATCATGCTCTGAGTGTGCAAAGGCGATTGTTCGATGCAAGATTGCAAAGGTCATCGGTCACAAACAACTCATGGATCGTCTACCGAAACGATGGCAATCAAAGTGCAATGATGGTATCAATCTTCTTTTAAATTCCGGCATTGAAGTTGTTCTTTGGGATGGAATCGTCTTCGAAGACCGTGATATAGAAATTACATTCGATCAAAAACCTTTTAATCCTTAAAGTAGGTAATGTTCCATATATAAAGGTATGGAACATGATCTAGTTGTAACCTACATAGACTCTAGCGAACTTCGCGTCGATTGTGAACGAGGCCTTGCAAAAGAACTGCAAGACTATTTTACATTCAAAGTACCAGGTCATAAGTACATGCCTGCTTTCAGAAAACGAAAGTGGGATGGTCGTATCCGGTTATACAACATCTATACACAAACAATCTATGCAGGTCTTCTGGATCATATCATCCAATTCGCAAAGGACAGAAAGTATACGATTTCTGTACCAGACAGAAACAAGATTGCAATCACAGATAAGCACATCATTGATTACTTGAGCAAAAAGATAAAACCATTTGCGGGTGGTCAACCTATCACTGCACATTATCATCAAGTAGATGCAGTGAGACACGGTATCGCCAATAGTAGATGTTTGCTACTATCGCCTACTGGTTCTGGTAAAAGTCTGATTATTTACAGCATGCTGAGATACTACTCAGAACAAATCAATCCGGAAAAGAAGATTCTAATCATTGTACCGACCACATCATTGGTGGCTCAGATGTACAACGATTTCAAAGAGTATTCAACACTTAACGGATGGGATGCAGAAAAGTTGTGCCACTGTATTACAGGTGGAGTTGATAAGAATACAAATAAGAAAGTCGTTATATCAACATGGCAATCTATCTACAAACTACCACAAGAATACTTCGATCAGTTTGAATGTGTCTTCGGTGATGAATGTCACCTATTCAAAGCAGATTCACTCAAAGGCATTATGACTAAATTGAAGAAGTGTCCATATCGTATCGGTCTTACAGGTACACTTGATGGTTCTTTGACTCACAAATTAGTCATTGAAGGACTATTTGGTCCAGTGTACAAAGTTACAACCACAAAGGACCTCATTGACAAAGACTTACTCTCACAACTAAAGATCAACAACATTCTGTTACAACACAACGAAACCTGTCGTAAGGCAATGGTTCGGGCAAAGTATCAAGATGAAATAGATTGGATTGTTCAGAATCCAAAAAGAAATGAGTTTATTTCAAATTTGTCCTTGAATATTACCGGCAATACACTTATACTATTTCAATTCGTAGAGAAACACGGTGAGGTTCTATACAACCTCATCAAAGAGAAAACAAAAGACTCTGGAAGACCTGTTTTCTTTGTACACGGTGGTACTGAATTGCAGGCACGGGAGGAGATTCGTAAGATCACGGAACAGGAATCCGAAGCAATCATTGTCGCCTCATATGGCACATTCAGCACAGGCATTTCTATTCGTAGACTACACAATATCATTTTTGCATCACCATCCAAGAGTAGAATTCGTGTTCTACAGAGTATTGGAAGGCAATTGCGAAAATCTAAGCACAAGGAGGTTGCAAAGTTGTATGATATTGGTGATGATATATCATGGTTGTCTTACAAGAATCACACATTAAGGCATTTTGAAGAACGATTGAAGATATATCATTCAGAGAAGTTTCAATTCAAAATCAACAAAATCAACTTAGATTGAGGTACAAAAATGAGTAACACAGTATACTACATTCGATATAAGTCCGGACTCACAATGGTTGGTGAAATCTTAGGCGAAACCGGCAAGAAGGCAAACAGAATGATAACCATTAAGCAACCGATGGAAGTTATCGAAGAAACCGTCTTAGATGAGAAAGCAGGATCAAAGCATGATATGGTACATCTGCGTCGGACCTGTATGTACCTCAAAGATAAAATTCTTGAAGTCGCAAAGAATGATATTCTTTACATGAGCGAATGTTCGGAAGAACTTGTTAATCTCTATAAAGAAGAACTCAGTCTCCCTTTTGGAGTTGAGAAGGTTGGTAGAGACTCGACAACAAAATCTTCTCAACAGAATGAAGACATAAATAACGATGAAGACGAAATGATTGCACTGGGTGATGCACTGGGTGGTTTTGGTCTAGGAGGATTCGTTCCCCCAACTCTGTCAAAGTCAGGTCAAAGTAATGTTAACATCAATATCCCTGGACCTATTTTCAATAATATGTTATTGATGCTTTCATTGATAGGTCAAGGACCAATGAAAGCAATGGGACAACACCCAATGGGTGAGCAAATGGGTGAAGAAGAAGAAGACGAATTTGGTTTGTTTGATTCCGGAGATCATCGAGAAAATGAGACTCAACGGGATGATGATTATGGTCCAAATTTTAAAGACTGGCCATTGGATAATAAGGATTGGTTTTGATTCACAATATAGTCCTTATTCTCATGGTTGACAAAGCCATTATACAGAGGCGTGTCAAGTCGTCAAGGAGAAAAAGTCAAAAAATGTGATAGAAATATGAGGTGTTTGAATGGCGAATAATAACCATTACATTGATAATGCAAAATTCTTCGATGCGATGAAAGAATGGAAACAACAATACAATGAAGCAGAGAAAAACAATGATCCTAAACCACCTCTGCCTGAATATATCGGTGAATGTTTTCTATTGATCGCAGAGCGATTATCAACTAAGGCGAACTTCATCAACTATCCCTTTCGAGAAGAAATGATTTCGGATGGTATAGAGAACTGTGTTATGTATTGTTCGAATTTTGATCCAGAAGTTTCGAAAAATCCCTTTTCTTATTTCACTCAGATTATATACTATGCATTCCTGCGAAGGATTGAGAAAGAAAAGAAACAGACCTTTATCAAGTATAGGTTGATCGAGCAAAATGATACAGAAGGCATCTTTCGTGATTTCATGGAAAAGAGTTATGATACCGAGGAAGAAATCCTTGCCAGTGAAGAACTAGTTGAAAGAGAATTCAATCTAACTGAAGGTGATATTGAAAAGTTTGACTCAAAGACAAAGAAGAAGCGCAAAAAAAGAAAGACACAAGAGGATAATAAGAAGACACAATCTGGCGCAACACTTGATGGTTTTTTTGAGTAGTATGGAGAAAAATAGAGTATGCGTGTTGCTATTTTAAATGATACCCATTTCGGGGCGCGTTCAGATAGTCAGACCTTTTTAGGGTATTTCATTTCGTTCTTTGAAGATCAGTTTTTTCCGTATCTCGAAGAACACGACATTAAGCATGTGATTCATTTGGGTGACCTCATGGATCGCCGTAAGTTTGTAAACTTCAACACTCTGAATCAAGTCAGGCAACAGATTTTCGATCACCTGAACAAGATGGGTGTGGAGTTTCATTGTCTATTGGGCAATCATGACACCTATTACCGAAACACAAACGAAGTGAACTCGGTCCGTGAATTGTTCGCAGACAAATACGATAACTTCTACCTGTACGATACACCTACTCAAATCAAGTTTGGTGAGTGTACCTTTGATATGATTCCATGGATCAACAAAGAGAATGTTGATGAAGTTGCAAAGTACATCGTTGCCAGTAACTCAAATATTTGTTGTGGTCACTTCGAACTAAATGGTTATGAAGTCATGCGTGGTGTGAAGTTTGAAGGTGG